GATGCGACTTGATTTAGCTAATGTTGTAGAAGGTATGCAAATTGGTCATACACAAATTGAAGAACTTACACAAATGGTTGAAGAGTTAAGACAAAAAACTCAACAATTAATTAAAGCCAAGAACAATCAAGGCGATGCAATTAAGAAACTTAAAAAACAAATAAAACTTAAAGAAGATAAACAAAAAAAGAAAAAGAAAAAGAAACAAGATAATAAAATATCGTGACCAAAGGTTTGGCTATACTTATAGGTTGTGTTGTCTTTGCTTTAATTGTAGCTGTTTGGCTAGGTGCTGATGCTGTAAGGTGTACTCCACCTTGTATTTAAATGACAGAAGCAGAAACAAGTACGCTACGATGGAGATGGACAGCTTTAATTTTATATTTATTGATTTGTTTTTACGATTTTCTTTTTGTACCAGTTTGGTATGGAATCAATAGACCAGACATTAGTCAGTTTATGGAAATAATAAATGCAACAGAAGATACACTTGTACAAATGGAACTTATGAAAAAATTAACGGGTCAACACAGTCCGTTTACTTTAATGGGAGGTGGTTTATTCCATCTTGCTTTTGGTGCTATCTTAACAGGTAGTGCAGTAGGACTTAATAAATAGGAGTGTAATATGTACGGAACAGGCTCATACGGTAAAACAAAAAAGAAAAAACCAGTTAAAAAAAATAAGAAAAAATAATGGCTAAAGATGCAAGATTAATAAAAAATGGTTTATCTGGTTTTAATAAAACTAAAAGAACACCTAAACATCCAACAAAAAGTCATGTTGTTTTAGCAAAAGACGGTGATAAAACAAAATTAATTAGATTTGGACAACAAGGTAAAACTGGAGATAAAACTAATACAGCTAGGTCTAGGTCTTTTAAAGCTAGACATGGTGCTAATATTAAAAAAGGTAAAATGAGTGCTGCTTACTGGGCAAATAAGGAAAAATGGTAATGGCAAAACGTGGACTGTACGCTAATATAAACGCTAGAAAAAAAACTGGTACAAGTAGAAGCAAAAAAAAATCTACTATTAGTAAAAAATCTTACGCTAATATGAAGAAAGGATTTAAAAAGAAATGAATGATGAACTTACGAGAATACAATTGCAATTAGACAAACATTCTGGACAAATAGCAAAGCTATTTAGCAAGATTGATGACACTAATTTATGTATTCAAAAGATAAATACCTCTTTATTACAAATTAAATGGGGAATTTATGGTGCTTTTGCTTGGTATGTAGTAACTCATATTGGTATTATTGAAGCATTGAGGTTAATGTGATAGCATTTATAACAAACATAGCACCAATAATGCTTGGTTTTATTGGTAAATTACTTGCTTTAAAAAGTCAAGCTAGTCAAGAAAATCAAAAATTAATGATACAATCACTTCAAGTAAGAAATGATTCTATTAATCAAGCTAGAGACAGAGCAGATAAAGAAAGCCCTATGGCTGCACTTAATCGAAGAGTTATTATATTTGTAATACTTGCGTTAGTAATATTTACACAAGTAGCACCTGTATTTTGGGATGTGCCAACAGTAATACCCACAGTAATAAAGGGGGCAAGTTTCTTAGGATTGCAATTAACTCCAGATGTGATAGAATATGTGACTGTAGAAGGGATGTTAAAGTTTGATGAAATATTTAGATGGGCAACAATGATAATCGAATTCTACTTTGGAGCACAACTAGCAAAAGGTAGGTAATAAATGAAAAGGGCTATAGTTATACCCGACCAGCATTTTCCGATACATGATGAAAAAGCAGTCAAAGTAGTATTAGAGGCAATAGATTTTATTAAACCAGACATATTTATTAATCTGGGTGATGTTGGAGAATGGAGTTCTGTGTCTGGTCATAGATATAAAAGACGAAAACGACCACCATTAGAGTACCAGCTTCCAGAAATAGATGAAGAAATTAAAGCAGTTAACAAACAAATAGATAGGTTTGATAAGGCTTTAGATAAAGTTAAATGTAAAGAACGACATATACTAGCGGGTAATCACGATGAATGGCTTGATGCATTTGTAGAAGAAAATCCTTATTTAGACCAATACACATTTAAAAATGCTTGTAAGTGGGATGAAAGAGGATATGAGTATCGTAAGTATAATGAGGTTTTAACCATTGGTAAGTTGTCTTTTATACATGGTGCTTATTGTGGCGTTAATCATGCTAAGAAACATTTAGATGCTTACGGAACAAACATAATGTACGGGCATGTTCACGATGTGGCTCGACACTCAGCCACAAGATTGTTAGATGGAAACATTAGTTCGTGGGCAATGGGCTGTTTAAAAGATATGTCGGCAGAAAATAACACATGGCTAAAAGGTAGATTACATAACTGGAATCATGCTTTTGGAATTGTAACTTTTTTTGATAATGGAAATTTTCAAGTAGAAGTTGTAGATATTGTAAAAGGAAAAGGCTCAGTTTGGGGCAAAATAATTAAAGGATAGCTTATGACATACAGAGGGTTAATTAATCAAATATTAATTAGATTAAGAGAAGATACAATACCTGTTGATTGGACTGGCAATATTAATGATAGTAATAATGTTTCAGATTATCAAAAAGTTGTAGGCTCTTTAATTAATGATGCAAAAAGAAGTATAGAATCTTATCACGATTGGTTAATTTTAAGAGAAACAGTAAGTATTAATACTGTTGCTGGTACTAAAAATTACAACTTAAACTCTGGTCAAGAGATTAAAATTGTAGATGCTGTAAATAACGCTACAGGCAAACATTTACATCAAGTAAGCAAGGTGTACATCAATACAGTAAAGTACCCTACAGACGATACTGGTGAGCCTCTGTACTACGCATTTAATGGTAGTGATACTTCTAATAATTTAAAAATAGATTTATCACCAATTCCTACAGAAGTGCAAACACTTTCTTTTGACATTGTAAAACATCAAGATGAATTAACTTTAGCTACTACAATTTTAAAAATTCCATCACAACCTGTTATATTGGGTGCTTGGGCAAGAGCAATTGCAGAGCGTGGAGAAGATGGTGGAACACAATCTAGTTTAATGGCTCAAGAAGCTAGTGAAGCAATTAAACAGGCTATTATAATAGATAGTGCAAATACTCAATATGAATCAGATTGGTATATTAACTAATGGCAAAACAATTATCATATAATCCTTTAATTGATATAGGTATTAATGGTTTAAATACTCAAACTAATCCTGCATCACTAGAAGCAGCTTGGCTTGTAAAAGCAGAAAATATAGTTATTAAAGAGTCTGGTCGTGTTTCTATACGAAAAGGTTTTGACCAAAAAACAACTCAAGTAAATGAAGAAATACGTTCTATGGTTGAACACAACGACCAAGGAACAATTAAAATATTTGCAAGTTTTGGAACGTCAATTTATACAACAAATTTTGCAACTCCAAACACTCCTTTTCCTTCAAGTGGTGTTGATGTTAAACATACTGTAGCTAATACAACAGGAAACTGGCAGTTTATTAATTTTAATAATAGACTACATTGTTTACATGAAGGAGTAGTGCCTCAAAGATATGATGGTTCTCTTGCAGCTGGTGAAAAATGGTCAACTGCTGATGCAACTAATGCAATTAACCTTGCCAATGGTTCTGAAATAACTGATACTGAACACGCAACTAATGGAATTTTGGCAGATAAAACTTATCAAATTACTGCTTTAGGCACGCCACCTACTCCGTTTGATTTAGTTGGTGGTAATACTGACAATGCTGTAGGTGAAATTTTTACTGCAACACATAAAGGTGCTGACGGTCAAAGTGAATTAATAGCAATGAACAAAATGGTAGCTGGTACAGTATATAAAATTATTAATTTAGGAGATTCAGCTACTTCTCTTACTGCTTCTGGTGCTGATTCTAGCCCAGCAGTAGATGAAGTGTTTACTGCAAATGACGTTTTAGGTGTTGGAACTGGTCTTGTTGCAGAAGTTCTTAATACTACTAATGGAAAAGTAGTAGAAGTAAAAACTAATCCTACTCTTACTACTATTACAGTAGATAGCACAACTGGTTTTCCTACAACTGGGAAAATTATTATTGGTGAAGAAATTATTTCTTATACTGGAAAAACAAGCACAACAT